TCTCCACTAGGGGGTGCCTGTCAAAGACCGACTTCTCTTCGGGTTCGTCCATCAAAAGGCCCAAACCGGCCTCTATATGCTCCCCTACACGTTCTCCTATGTTCAGGAACCGCTGAAACCCTGATTTCTCTGGTCCTAGCTGCGGACCAGACTCCCATGCCGTCATTAGATCGTGGGAAGGATAATACCCGTAGCGTTCCTTATACGCTTCCGGGGACATAACCCATTTGTTTTGCGTGTCAAACGATGCCATAGTTCTTGTACTCGATGTTCCCTGTCCATGTCGGGTCCTTTCCCGATACAGCGAACCGGTTTGACATAGCGGCGTAGCGCGTCGCGCTCATCAGGTCGTCGTGGAAGGGCACTACTTTCCCGTCTTTCCTGTGGTACATACGGAATTCCTGCCACCAATCGCTTAAAGTAGCGAAAACATGGAACTTATCGTTCTCCATCTTCTGTAAAATAGCCATTATCCCCTCTTCAATCGAGTTGCCTCCCTTCTTTTCCCCTAATGCAGGAGGATTCTCGAAATGAAAAGCGAGCATATTGCATCCCAGCTGCCTGTACTGCTCAGCCAAGCCGGGATTCCCCATAGAATCTCGTCTATTGCCGTCATGGGGCCAAGCAATGGGGATAAAGTGAGGTCTAGTCCGTATAATACCCGCATGGACGGATGGCGACGCTTTTGATTGCCTGTAGCAGTCGTATACATACCATTTGTCCTCTTCCCTATCGAAAGCCATCCAGACACAGGCTGTTGGATGGTCAAAGCCAAAATCTATACCGCATATACGGGGCCAGTGGTCCTGGATAGTGATCGGGTCGATCATTATCTTCTCTTCATTGACCGGATAAACCAATCCCGATCCAATGGAGGGCCTTCCGTAGCGGCGCATCTCCCTTTCGTGAGGGCTGTAGCTTGAGAGAATTTGTTCCATGACAGCTTCGCCGAGATGGCCTCTTTCCCCCTTCATGGAGAAAATGCGCTCAGAAGCGTCGTCCCAGGTAGCGTTATTGATGGCCTGCCCAGTTTGGAGGTTGTTCATAAAAGACGCTACGGTCTCGGTCATGCCGTTCTCAGGGGTAAAGGTCATATAAACCATACCCTTACGGTCTAAAGTTCGAGTAACAGCTTGGGAGTATATGTCCCTGCTCGGCTCCTCGTCTAACCAAATGCAGTCAACAGACCGACCCTGCCACTTCTCTACGCCCATCTCATACGCTTTGAAGAATAAAGATGAGTTTCCCCCGGACACATGTCGTATAAGGGCAACGCTTTTAGCGTTTGGTACGCCCGGCTTCCTTTCGGTTTTTATTATGTGTTTTCTCGGTATAGTACCGGAACCGAAGGCCTCCGGGTCGTCGGGGGAACCCAGTAATTCAAATTGAACGATGTCTCTTGTTGTTTCGTTAGAAACACCCCCAGCCCATCCCACAATAGGCTGCGTGTATCTTCTCCCCTTCCACCAAGCGGGGTATAATCCCGTTAAATGGTAGGACATTTCCATGCTCCCGCAGTAGGATTTCCCTATGCGGTTGGCGGCCATTAAAAGGCGCTGGTTGCAGACGTTTCCCGTTTCGTGGAAGGCTAACTGGTAAGGGTACGGGTCGTAGGAGTCGATTCTGTTGTATCGCTCCCTTTGGCGTATCTCCTTAGCTATGTCTACGGCTTTTTCTAGTTCCGCCCTTGTAGCCGCTTGCATATATAGCCCTCATCTGTTTTCTAGCGCCTTCCTTGGTGCTGTAGCATGTACCGGACTTCCCCCACTTCCAGCCCTTCTTACCGCCCTTTAACTCGCATCTCTGTAGGGGCATTAGTCCCTACCGCCGTTAGTGCCGTCCTCGTCATCGCGTACAATATACAGGTCAGGCTTTCCTGTAGGCCTCTTGGGGCCTATGTATTCTTCCAGTAGTCCTAACAACTCGTCGTCTGTGAGCCCGGCGGTGGGGTCCCTGTCTATGATGTCTTCTTCGTCTATAAGCCCGCGCTCCAGCATCTTGTAATGGTCCTCAACCCCCAGAATCTCAGACCAGTCTGTGCCTTCGGCCCAGTTCGTAGGATCGTCGAGCCATTGCCTGTAGGCCTCCTCATCAAAGTCAACCACGTTCTTCGTAATGTCCGTTACCGTGGCCTTTTTTCCAGGGGACAGTACCTTATTGGGATCGTGGCCCTTGGCCTTCAGCTGCTCCCTGAGTATGTCCATCTGAGTTTTTTGCGGGTTCGGGTTCAGCAGGGACCTTATGGCCGAATAGAGCCCGTAAGCGCCTCTAACAGCGGGAGGCACTGGCGCTGCCCAGAAAACATCCCCGCTGGTTATCGAGGGAGCGTTTAGCCCCCAACCCCCCATAGCATGAGTGGGGTCCTCCATTCCTGGGTATGGGTCAATGTAGCCAGCCATCAGTTCACCAGTTCCGGTACTTTCTCGGGGTCTGAGGAACCCGTCAGGGCCTCTAGTTCCCTCTTGAGTTCGTCTGTGGTCTTGTCTGCGTGGGTGATGGTCTGCTCGACTCTCTCCGCTGGCTTGTAACCGGCCCTGTCCAGGATGTCCTTGATAGCGCCTAACTTCACAGCCTCGCTAATGGCTTCAGTGGAAAGGGTCTTCAGGTTAGACAAAGCGCCAGGAACCGAGTCCTGAAGCATCTTCTTGGTGCGCTCCTCTATCTCCTTCGAGAACTGCTCCTTTAGCTTGTAACCGCGCTGTTTAGCCACGTTCGAGGAATAACCGGCCTTGGTGGCCGCCTTGGCGGCGTTTCCCGTAAGGCAGTACTCTTCGATGAAGACCTCCTGCTTAAAGGTCCTGGGTCTCATGCAAGCAGTCCCGGAGAGCCCATACCAGGAGCCTCCATCTGATCCATATTCTGCAGAGCGGTCATGAGTTGCGCCTTCTCCTGCTCGAGTTCCTGCAGCCTTCCTACGATGGCTTCCTTCATTCCAGGCGCTGCTCCCGCAGCCAAGTCAGGCGGCGGCATCGGGGGGCCTTGGGGAGGCATGTCCGGCCCTGGACCCATTCCCATAGTAGCGGGGCCTGCTCCTGGAGCCACAGGCATGTCGGGCCCTGGGCCTCCGCCCATAGCCGGTCCCGGATAGGGTAGTCTTTCTCCGTTTGGTCCTATTGGCATAACTCTCTTCTCCTTCTGTTCAATGGGGTCTAACAGGCCAGGACGAATGGGTGGCGCGTAGGGACCCCTGTAAGTTTCGGGTATAGGGGATTGCCAGAACAAATCCTCTACCCGTATTTTTTGATCCTGGGCCATCCTTCTCCGCTCCTCTATAAGTGGCTACAACTCTCTCTATAGGAGGCAGTAACGCTTCCAATAACGTCTACAACTCCTCTCAAGAGGACGTAAGATTGTAAGTGCTTGATATTCAAGCGTTTTATTATGAATGCTTTTTACCCCCTCTAGTGAGTGGGGATAATGTCCTAGACCGAGTCTGCCCGCCGGGGGGTGGGGCACCCCTCTGTTGCGTCACCGCAACACTCGTGTGTTGTTTTTTTGCAACATGTTGCGCCGCTACCACAGTGGATAACTTGCGATGCAGCGACTTATCCACAGGGGCATATTAGTATTTGTTAATATACCGGTATTCGCATATAAGTATCCGCTTCTATACTGATTGTGGATAACCAGTTCTGTACCAGTGAAATGTGGATAACTCATTAAGGAAACGCTTATATACTATAGTTATCATGTAGTTAGGCCATTTCGGGGTATCCCCAGCTGGTCCTTGAAAGGAAATGTGCTTTAATTACATGTACTTACGAGTAACCTACTGTTTCAGTAAGTATTTAAGCTGGCGGGCCCTGTTTTGGCCGTGTGGGTGAGGGCCTGGGACATCAATACAGCACACGCTCGAGTACTCCCCTGGACAGTTAATGTGATCTCTTAACCCGTGCATCCTGGTAGCACTTATAGGTAGGTAACCAGGACAACCAAAGATTGTTTTTCGGGCGGCTCGAGTACGTTAAAAATTGACGTGCTCAGCTGGTGAGCTAGACATCCTGTAGAATCCGTATCTGCTCTACATAAGTAGAGTGCAACAGCAACGCATGGGAGAACACTATGCATAAA